TATCTTTCTTTGTGGTAATACCAATGTTTCCTTCTTTCACACCATTTTGATGATGTGTTAAGTAATCTTTTACACTATTCATATAATCAGAAGCCTTTGTTATTTTAGCTTCTAACCATTCCGGTAAATCATCATACTCATCAATCATCTTAAAGACATCGTAAGAATCTTGACAAGTTTCTTTAGCATCATATTTTGCCATTTTACCTTCTTTTTTATTGTGATGATCTTCAAATAATATATCTTTAAGTTTAATCACTTCTGATTCTCCGTTCTATATTGCTTATATGTATAAATATATAAAAACCTATTAAAAATTAAAAAAATCACCTTATGTTGTAATATTTGGTAATTTTATACCACCCCAAAAATCATGATTTCCATTTTTTCGTTCATAATCAATTGCAGGTTGTAAATAATCCTGCATAGATACATTATATTTTGCTGCAGCTGCAATTGCTAAATTTTCATCCCAATTATCAAACCAATATGCAGGTACACATTGATTAACACATACCTCTTCGTCAAATAAACCGTGTGGATCTGCACAATCACCATTTTGACATCCACTAAATAATTCACAAGGATTATCACCAGGTGAACCATAGTTATCCCACCAACCATCCCAACCAGGTATAGTTATATTACATCCTGTACCAATACAATGTAACCCACAAGAACACCATGTTGAACTGGTATATGCATCACCATCTGTTGGTAATGGACAATTACAAGTACAATCAGAAACATTTGAGGGTAATTTACATGCACAATATGTATTTACAACAGGACTTTCATCTGGACAATCACCTTCTGTTGGTACACAAGAACCATCATTACAAGTTATTGCAGGTCCACAAGATACACCAGTACAATCGACCCAATAATCTGAACAAACTTCTCCATCACATCCTGTCCAAAAAACTGTACCACAGGGTGTACCTTCACAATCGTCATATAGATCCTCACCACATTCTACACCAGAACAATCAATCCAACTATCACCACATAATGAACCATCACAACCAAAAAATGCTACAGTACCACAGGGTGTACCTTCACAATCTTCCCAATATTCGTCACCACAAGAAACTCCTGAACAATCATCATAATAGTTATCTCCACAAGGTGTACCGTCACAATCATCATATAAATTACTACCACATTCTATACCATCACAATCATCCCAAAAATCATCACCACATTCTACACCAGAACAATCAGTCCAGGTTACGTCCCCACATAAACTTCCTTCACAATCGTAAAATATATTATCACCACATTCTGTACCAGAACAATCATCCCAAAAATTAGCACCACAATCTACACCGTCACAATCGGTATATATTGTTGAACCACCACATATACCCTCACAATCTACTTCTGCTATACAATTTCCATCACAATCATAAAAATTTTCTGGATATTGACAACTACCATCATCATAATTTGCATTTGAATCAAAATTACAAGCACCATTATCAGTACAACCCATTATGAATCCGAGCCCACCAGGACTACCACCCATATCACTTGATTGATCAAATGCAGGTTCATCTACTTCTGGTATACCATCTAAATCATAATCATTTGGATTTGGAAGTGTATAATATTCCATTGTCATTTGTGCAGATTCACCACCAGCATCACCTGGTGATTGATATCCACAATCTTCGTCTGGTCCACTACAATACTCAACTACATCAAGAGTATTTTCAAGATGATCTGTAAACCTTAATTTCATATATACATTACTTAATTTTGCATTAGAACTTTCATACCACTCAAATAAATTTTCACAAATATTCAAATGTTCATATCCCTGGTTAATTATATATGATTCTGCATTATTTGCTATTACAATATAACTCTGTGAGGGGAATATGAATGATCCTGCATCACAATTCCATTTCTCCATACTACTGTATAAATTATTTATTCTTAATCTTGTATATTCATCGCCACTTGAAGATGTGGTTTTAAAATAATAACCTGTAATATCTAAATCTGGTCCTGGATTATATAATTCAACAAATTCCCAATCCTCATCAGCACCTTGTGATGCATCTGACGGGTTCCAGTGGATTTCAGTAAAAAATGGTGTAGTTCTTGTAGCAGGACCTTTGCTATTTATATTATACATATTAAATGTAGGTGGGTGTTTTCTTTTTAATGTGGGAGACATTCCAGGACTTGGATTTTTCGAGAGGGGTCCTCTTGGTTTAAATGACATTTTTATCTCCTAAAGATTTTCTTCATACTCTTTTAAAGCCATCCACATCGCAGATAATAATTTGAATTGATTCTCACCAATTCCATAGTGAGCACCTTGTTTATTTCTTCTAGCCAAATCTTTAATTTTTTTCTCGACATTCTTTTTTAAACCTTTATAATCATATCTACCAACACCTGGAACATAAATTATATCATCTTTCTCTTTCTTTTCGTTTAATAATATGTCTTTCATTTTAATTATCATATTATAACCTCACGTTTAATCCAGTATGTTTTTTGAATACTTGACCTAACATATCCGCATAAATACCTTTGGCTTTACTTTTTACTTTATGACCTTTCATACTAATAAATCCAAATTCCATATCATATGTATCCATACTATTATGAGCTATTCTTACAAAATTAATACCTTTTGAGTTTCTACCTATCTTAAATGACATATATTTATCTGAAAATGCAAAATCCTTTGCACCAGTCATAGCAATAAATCTATTACCACCCAATTGTTTTAAAAGAATTGCAGATTTTTTTCTATCCATTCTTTCAATTAATATGTCTTTTAGTTTAATCACTATAGATTACTCCAAATTTCATCAAAGTTTGAAAACTTTCTACTTAATACGTCTTTTAATTTTAAATCCAAATATCGTCTTGGGTGAACAATTTCATTTGCTCTTCCCATATAGTCTTGTACTACTTTTAATCCTTCATATGCTTTCATTAATTTTTTATCACCTGACATATGTGCTAAAAATAATCTTGCTTCAGTATGATTATTTCTATCAGTCAATTTAGCAACTTTCTGAATAGATTTGGGATCTAAATCTTTCTTTTCTAACAATATATCCTTTCTTCCTTCAGTAAGTTTTCCTTCTTTGATTTTTTTATAATCCTTTTCTAACTTACCAATAGTTTTTTGGAATGCCTGTTTCAAAGCAGGTGATTTAGTTTTATTTCTCAATGTTTTCATATTATTAATTGTTTTAATTGCAATTAGCTTTGGTGTATTTTTTGAACCTTTTTGTTTATCTTTGATAGCTTGTTGTTTAGATAATGCTAGAGCGTTATCAACAATTTTTTGATTGTGTTTATCTACACTTTTCATAAAATTATCAGCAAAACCCTCAGACATTTTTTTATGTCCAACTTGATGAACTGTAGCATCATCAGTTTCGGTTTTCATATCATTTTTTCCGGTAAGTTTATATCCAAGAACTTCTGATTGTTTTCTTCTCTTTGAATCAAACGATTTTCTTTTACCAGCAGGTAATGCGCCAGCGAAATCTTCTTCAATCATTTTTCTTATTACTTCTTTTAATTTTTGTTCTTTAATTACTCTCATTCCAACTTCGTGATATTTATCCGTCTTAATCAATTTATTATAGAGAATAACTGCGGCTCTTTTAGATTTAGCTACTTTCACAACTTTTTCTTTACGATTTTCATCTGCAACATATACTACCCATTCGTTGTTTTTGTAATCTTCTGTAATTTTTTGTTCTTTCTTCAATCTACTTTTCTCCCTACGACCTCTGTTTTTTGATTGTT